TCCAGCCCTCAGTCTGCTTCATCTGGCCTATTTTCCCTATCTCTTGTTTCGCGAATGAAAAACTTTTAACTGTATCAATTAATTCCTTTGCGTATTCTTTTTCGTTTGCTAAATAATCATCTAATTTCTTTGCCATAATTTTTGGACATATTGGTATATATCCGATTAATTATATTACCTAATTGCAGGAGGTACTTGTGCTTGCGAAGCTTGTTGTGTTTGGCTTAATAATGGTGTTGCTGGCGTAGGGGCTTGTCCAGCACCACCCTGAGGCTGCTCTTGCGCCTGAGGAGCTCCAGTAGCCTGTAGCGATGCCGCAGGAGTCGCTTGTTGCTCTTGCTCAAACCAGCTTTCAATCTCTTCAGCATTAATATCAAAAGTCTTTGCAACGCTTCTTCTTAAAGCTAATTGGCCTGGAATCTTCGGGTCATCTTTAAATATCTCGTAAAGTTGCAGTTTAGCTTTCTGCTTAATCGCTTTATTCTCAGCTGAATTCTCCGATGGCGTAGCCTTAGCTATCAAATCTACATCCTTAAAGTTCTTTTTAGTTACATCTTCAATAGTTAATGATTTATATCCGAATACCTTAACTCTTCGTGGTTTAGTCAATCTGGTTTTAGTCAAATCAGCCATCAGCTGGTACAACTCCTGGCAAGCTAAGGTAGCGTTCTTCTTCATCATATTAATCTTAGTCTCAATCTCTGCCTGCATCCTTGCCTGTTGAGTTACTGATACCTTGCCACCCTTAGCAGTAGCTACTGTGCTTGGAGCTAATCCTGAAGCTGAATCAGCAAATCCTTTAACAACTTGCATAGTCTGTATTGCTTCTGTAATAGGCGGTACTTCCAACTGCATTATATTATCCTTTAAATTAGAATTAGGGGCTACCTGTACTGGAGTTATTCCTAATGGTCGTGGCACTATCGAGCTCTGCTTTAATCCTGAGCTTGAAGCCACAAAATACATCCCGAAGTTCCTGTAAGTATTGTTATCAATCATCTGGTTAATAGCCACATCTACTGCTAAGTTAGGGTCTCGGTATATATCTGCCACTGACGGACACCAGAACGTAATTCCTCTCTGATAAGAACCCCAGCTAACGAACGGAGGCCTCTCATATCCTAATTCTGAAGCTTTTTTGCATCTCAATAAGTACACATCGTTAGCTACTGTCAAAACATAAAGCTCTGACTTGCTTTCTTCCTTGTTTGAAACATAAGTCCACCATTCTGTTATCTCAGCTACTTTGCTTCCATAGTTGGTTACATTGGCTAAACCCATATTAGCCATTCTGATATTCTTTAAAGATGCTTCCGATGTAGAGTCTGACTGTACTTCATTCGGAACTTTATTTTCCTTTAACTTAGCAATTTCTTCCTCATCATACTCCATATCCTTCTTTTCTTCTTCAATCTGCTCAATAGTTTTATAAATAAATTGCTGGCCCTGATATAAAGCTGTGCAAGTATCCTTAGCTATCGGGCTGATAAGGAATGATAAGCTGTCTAATAACTGAACTTCTTGTTTGTCGTTCCCGGCAATCACTTTATAAATCGTTCTACCGTAAATACCTGCTTCTGTTTTAGATTGCTCATAAACTAAATCCCAGTTAGATTCCTTTAAGTCTTCCTTGACAACGTGCTTCATAATATCAGAAGCATTCTCATCTCCTTCGGGAATAGTGTCATAACTTACATCTGGCGCTTCTCCCAGTTTAGCTGAAGCATTATGAACTCCCTCAAACACAACCGGCACATGCAGGTTTGACCTTGTTATCAAAGTCTTTTTAGTAACCCCGTTATACGCTTCTTCGTTAAGTATCCAGCTATTAATCTTTACTTGGCGCAACTTAATAGCGTAATCTTTTTCTTTAAGATATTTTTGAATAAGCTCTACCTTGTTAGGTATGACGTTAGCATAGCGAGGCACTTGCTTTTCGTCTCTTTGATTTTGTTCCATAGTTTATTTATTTTAGCCACATCAGTGGCTTAGCCTCTCCAATAAAGGAGTAAAGGTTTTTCGACCGAAGTCGCTAAAGCAAACAAACAAAACAGCACTTTGGTGCTGCTCTTGTATGAGAGATAGCTTTATGTTATTTAACTATAAACTGTTTTTAAAAAAATTCAAGTGCTATTCTTTTAGCAAAACCTGTGGAAAACTACCAAAACAAGTCTTTATCTGTTATTTTCTGATATTTCTTACCGGTTGTATTATTATAATCTTCCATAGCCCCCATACCATAACTTACAAGCTGATATCCTATCTGTTTTAACTCTTCTAAAGTATGAAACTTCAAAAGCTTTGTTATATATCTCTTTCTAAAGCTTATCTCTATAAATGGTTGTAAGTTCTTTTTCATATTAATAATGCCATGTATCAACTCGTTTTAAGTTCTTTATCTCACCAAACATAACGTCTAATATAACTTGTCCGGTAAAACCTTTCTCTAATACACCTACCTCTCTTAACTTTCTAAACTGCTGGTAATACTTTTGGAATAATATAAAATCTTGGGCATCTAATTCATTTAGTTGTACGATTGTTATATTACTCATTGGATGTAACCAGTTCTATTATCCACTTGCATCTGTTCTCTAACCTCTTGATATCTTGTTGCTTCTTTTTGTGGAGCGACTATAATCTGTTCCTGATAAGCTAACGCATCTAACTGGTCATCATTCTTACCTTTTGGAAATCTAACTTCTTCTTCCTCAAGAGTTTCACACTCGCCCATAATGTGGTATATCTTTCCTGCTTCGTATCTTGGTAATAATGCTCTAATCCTTAGCTCCTTGTTAGTTCCGTGATGCTTTAAAGGATAAATGACTGGAAATATATTACGTTTAATCATCTCTAGCTTCAAGAACGGATAAATAGCATCGTAATAAGTTGTTTCTTCAATTCCTATGGCTTCTGGCTGTTCTATGGCCCATAAATCAAATATGTGGTCTATAAGTTTAGCCGAGTCAATTCTCTTTCGGTTAGACTTAACATACCAATTATTATCCATGTCCACTCGGTTAATAACCGTTCCTGTATAATCAGCTGAATCTTTCTCTTTAACCGCCGGGTCAATAGTTATCCAGCAGTTAGTTCTTTTGCTTTTAACTTCCTGCAAAGTAATAGGTTTATAATAATCTTTCTTAAACTCCTGAGTTCCTGCACTAATAGGGTTTTGTTGGAATAATGAACTCCACTCATACGTTCCTATGTCTGACTTAGTCTTCAATAAGTTATTTAAGTCATATTGTCCGGGCCATAACGCTTCTCCTGCTTTACGATACTCTTCATCTGCTTCAGCTATTGCAGGCAGTGATATAACTACCCAATCCTTAGCGTTTTCCTCTAAAAGCAATCTACCGGCTAAATCATCATCGTGCCATCGTGTTACGCACAGTATTATCGCTCCAGAGGGGCTTAAACGGGTTCTAGCGGTGCTTTGATACCATTTGTATATATTCTCCCTAATAAGGAACGAATCTGCTTCTTTTCGGTTCTTTATTGGATCATCGATAATCAGAATGTCCGCGCCTTTTCCGGTAGCAGCTCCGCCTACTCCTAGTGCGTTATAACGTCCTCTTCCGTTAGTTGACCAAGTGCTTTTACTTTGAGAGTCTTCAGCCAGCGTAGTATCGAATATATGTTTATACTCCATACTATCTACTATATTCCTTGATTGTCTGCCAAACTCTGTGGCTAAGTCTGCTGAATAGGAAGCTTGAATTATACTCTTATCTTTATCTCTACCTAAAGCCCACGCAGGAAAGTTAATTGATACCATCTCTGACTTAGAGTGTCTTGGTGGAAGGAATATCATCAACCTCTTTATCTCCCCTCTTTCAACCTTCTCTAGTGCAGTTGCTATTACTGTATGATGCCAATTTATCTTAAACCAAGAAGCGTGATAAGTTATAAAACGTAAGAATTCTTTAGTCGCCCTGAACCTTCGGAGTTTCTCCAGTTGAATTTGACTTAAGCTCTCTTTCGAGTCTATCAAGTTCGTCATTGCTTAGGTTTTCTAAATTACTAAAATCTATTTTGCTTTTAATAAGATGCTTCTCGGGAGCATAACTGCCTTTAAGCTTATAAGCCATATCTAAACCTGCTTTCACTGCATTCACATCTATTCCTCTAAGTACATCTTCCTTATTCAACAACTCTAAATGCTTCTCTACTAGCAACTCATTTGGTATCTTATCTGCTATATTTTCTATGGCCTTGACAATATAAGGTTTTGTGAGGTTTTCGCAAGCAATGCTCCTAGCTACTTCTCCTTTGTCTTTAGCTTGTATATCATAATTATTTAGCGCTGCTATCTCTCCAATACCAGTTTTTACGTAGTCCTTAACAAACCCTTTCTGCTTTTTAGTTAGTCTTTTTACCATTTTTTTTATTAAACCCAACCTCTTTATTATCTTCTGGCTGGAATTTTTCTTCGGCTAATTCTATACAATAAATCTTACCATCTTTATACATAGCCTCTTTTATGTTCTTAGCTATAACTTCCTTCTTCACTAAATACATTCTTTCTTTCATTTCAATTTTTTATTTGAGTTATTCTTGGCATACTTAATATAATATCTTAAATCAGATTTAACTCCTTTAATAAACCTCTTTTCCCACTATGCCAAGGAATATGTCCTTTTTGAAACTGCCCCTTATTTACTTTTATTTCGGTTAACATTTTTAAGGTGTTTTAACAATACTTCTGAATCTGATTTATGACTTGGAATATTCATTGAATGACTACTACCGTTCACAATAATTTGTTTCCCAATCACATTAAAGTATCCGGCTGATTTAGTCGTCTTCTTCGTCCCCATCTTTGAGTGGCTTACATTCTCCGGGAATATCTTTACTTTGTTGTTCTTTTGGATGATATATTTCATTTAAGTTGTAAAACTCTGGGTCGTCTGATTCTTGCTCCCAGAGTATAGATGTTAATGGAATCATTTTACTTCTTTTACGAT